TTATTTATCCTCCTGATTATCAATTGTTGTTTTCTGTTCTACCTGACTCTTTAAATTCTTAACAATAGGCTGCAAGAATGGTGGAAGTGCTACACCGATATCATTGATGTTTTCCAATATACTTATAATTTCGTTACAGATCAGCCATATTGCCACAACACAAGCCACTAAAAATGTAAATGGCAATGTTATTCCAATAACACCTGCAGAATAAGAAAGGAGCTGGTCCACTATCACACCAACTCCAACTAAAAGCCACATACATATCTTTTTTGTAATTCCTTTTATCCCCTTGTAACTATCAATCTCCTGGTTTCTAAACTTAGAAGCTACAAGCCCTGTCGCATAGTCAATTATATTGCATGTAACCAATAACAGTACCGGAATTGCCAATATTCCCAAAGCACTTAAAATAATGCTCCACACTGTTGTTACAATAACTTTTATTTTTTCCATCTTAAAATCCTTTCTGTTGCACTGGTGCAACTTTAAAATTTTTGTATTAAAAAAAGACGCTTTCGCGTCTATGAGGAATCATTATACATATTTACACCTGTCTTTCTTACTTTTCTAATGCTTTAATTCTGTTGTTCAAACTTTGTACTGTCGCTATTAAATCGGCTATAAGTTCGTCATATCTCAAGCCATAACGAGCAGTTAAAAGCTGCGTCTGCTCACCTGTCAAATCATCTACTGCTATCGCATTATAGTTTTTGTCATCGACCGCTTTATCTATAAACACGCCCCAGTCACCTTTCATTGACTCTTTGACCTCCTGGGCTATAAGGCCGTGGTGCAACCTGTTTGATGTGCCATTTTTAAATCTAAACTCTGACGGAATCAAGCTATAAATGAATTGTGCTGAATTCTCAATATCAAGGGCTTTAATATCTTTCTTGATGTTTCTATCTGAGTCACTTGAAATGTTCCCGTAAATAGTTCCATTTACACTCCAATTATACTGAACTGCTCCAGTACCCCACAGCGAAAGTTCACAGTTTGTGAGATACTTTCCCGACTCGCCACCAGAATTAAATATGCGGACGCTTTTTGTGTCGCTGCCCCCGTTATAGCACCAAAATCTTGCGATTTTTTCAGTTCCTTTTTTGCCGACAGAAAAATTTGAATTAACTGTAAGGCTATAATCATCAGAATATGTTTGCAACTCATTGTGAAATACAGTAGGAACCATCATGTGTACTTTGTTGTCGGCGTTTCTATCAATCGCTATGGCTACATAAGGTTTTCTATTTTCATCCATGTAATCAAGGTGAAGCTCATCATTAAAATCCGAGCAAATGACCAAGGATTGCCTCTTATTTTGAGAGTCACTATTTCCACTGTCAATATATGTTGAATAAATACTTCCAACGAGATTATCTTTGTCAGTCCACGAGTAAAGTTTAATCGTGCTTTCGTTTATTTCGATACCTTTACCGCCAACTGAATGATTCTTTGTAGATAAATATCCGTCATTTATTCTTACATATCCTCTGGCGTCTACAATGAAGTTTCCATAATATTTGCCATCTTCTTTTTTCTCCTGAACCGAAAAAGCCCAATCTTCAGCTCCGGTTACTGTCTGTATATACACACGATATTTGTCATAATCTGAATAAAGCGAATGTTTGTCAATCTTCCAACCACCAATCGTTCCTCCGGTAAATTCAACTCTTCCATCTGCCGCAATCTTCGCATTTGTGCTGTCTAAAACAAATCGGTTCGATTTAAGTGTAATAACGTCTGCACTTGCATTAATTTCGCTTATCAGCTTGTTTTTATCAACTTTAAGTTCTAAGCTGGCTTTTGTCGCATATGTAGAACTTACACTTGCCAATATTGAACTTGCTGACTGGTTTATTGCAGAGTTCACTTGCGTTGTAGTGCTGTAATTGGCAAATTTGTCGTCTACGCTGTTCAATGCTGTTTTGGTCGCATATGTACTGCTAACAGTAGTTTTAAAGCCGCTCAAGTCAGCTGTCAGTGCTGTCATATTCGCCTGTAAAGCTGTAACTGTACTTCCGTCTGCTTTTTCGCTTATCTTTGTTGTATTGCTGTTTACTGTTGCCGTAAGACTTGTTAAAGATTGATTTAAAGACGTGTACTGATTGCTTATCGTCGTAACTTTTGTATCTACTGCGGAAATTGAACTATCTGTGTCCTCGGGAGCTGGTGTCCAAGGAGTTGCAAATTCTCCTTCTTCAAATTTGTAGTCCGCGATATATAACTCTGTTCCTGCTGTCACATTTGACACAAAAAATTCTGTTAATTTGCTGAATACATAGTTTACAACAACTGTTGTTTTTATCTCGAACTTTTGCCATTCTGTGGAAACATTCACTGTGCTTTTATTAAATCCTGGACTGCTGTTTCCCCATGTGACAGATATTGCCTTATTTGCCTTTAACAAACAAGATTGTGTATATACCTTTTTTTGTAAATTCTTTTTGCTTTTTAGACTTGCGGGAATATCTATGTATGCTCCCTGCGAGCCAGCTTCTACATATGTTATCTTTCGAGCTTTCCCGGAAAGTGTGGCATTATCAGCAACAATTTCATCTTTATGAGCTGTCGTTGTGCTCTGACACCACCCTAAATATAAATTTCCTCTCGTATAACCTGTATTTTGAAAAAGATTCCTTCCACCAATTTGCAAATCATTCACAGCCGTTGTTATATCCTGCCGCCAAACCTTAGAGCTTATCTGCTCCTGCACAGCAATGAGCTGTGTTCCTTGCGTTGTTACAGACTTCTGTATCTCCGTAACATTCGTAGTCATGTCTTTAAACGCAACATCAAGCGTCTGTTTGTTCGCATCCACATAAATCTTACTACTTTTTAGCGTGTGGCTTCCATCTTCGTTAATAACGTTAAAAAGGCTTTCTATATCCAGCTTACTTGCCGCGATATTTGCATCTTCCTTTATCATGTCGTTACGGATTATCTCACGTTTTACACCGTTTTCGGTTAAACCTAAAGCATCAAACATCAAGTTGCCGGATTTATCCCACACGTACATGTTATAGTCAGAATTGGCATCTTTACCTATTTGAACTCTTATAATTTTTTTATCATCTTTTATCTGTATCGTATTGTCAGCTATATCAAGATTTCCGCTTTCGCTTAAAATTTCAACAAGGTTTGTATAAATCTTCCCGCTTGTGATTTTATCTGCGGCTATACTTTCTATCATTGCAGACTTTATCTGTGCATCACCGATAAGACTTACTACAGAATTGGAAAACTCTGTAGTTAAAGAACCACCTGACGCAGAGCCGAACATTATTGTATTTACCTTTTCAACTCGAACAGTTAAGTCTTCAATTTTTGATACGGCTGATTCAAAGTCTTTTGCATAAAAATCTTCAAATTTTCCTTCTACACCGTCGAGCTTCTCGATTGTTGCGTATTTTATATCAGCTTCATTTGTCTGCAAATAATTATTTTTTATGCTTAATATATCAGCCTCTATTGAAATTACCTTCTCAGATGTAACTGTATTCGCTTTTACCCATTCAGCATCTACTTTTTTAGCAACAAGTTCTTTTGTTGTAATAAGTTCCGAATACATTCTTTCAACTGCTTTTGATGTCGGGCCTTTGAAATCTGTGCTTGTCTCAACTTCTGTTTTTCCGAATGATTTTACAGTCATAGACATTCCGCCGTCATACTCATATACTATATTCATAACTGGCACACTATACTCAACGCCATTAACTTCTGCCGTTATAATATCCCATACATCTAGTCGTATATCCGCAGGTGCTTTTAATTCAACTTCTCTGTATGTAAATCCTTTTATCTTATTATATACATCTTCAAGCCCTGAAGATGTCATAAATGGATTGTCAAATGTTACACCGAGCGTTCCACCTCCTGCTGTGTATGAATTTGAATTGTCTATATTTGCTGTTAAATAATCTAAATGATAATTGCTCTCTGTTTTTTCAAATGTCATGATTCGTGATAAATCAAGTTTGAAATCTGTTTGCTCATACCATTTTATAATTATAGTTCCTATTCTGTTCACACAAGCAAAGCCTCCGACAAGTGAAGCTATATAACCTATCATCTCGCGGCATGTATAACCTTCAGGTTTTTTTTCAATAACAACATCAATACCTGATGTATCTATCAGAACCCCGCACTGAACACTAATTTCATTCAATACATCTTTTGCTTTCGCAGGATATGATAAATCTGATATGTATATCCCTGTTGTTTTTATCATTCTGTCGTATGCTGTAAATGTCGTTGAATTTTCATCATTCGTAGGATGCTCTGCCGTAAATATTCCAACCGGAACATATTCATATGCACCACCTTGCAGTTTTAATCCGATTTCTACTGAAATCTCTGTATTTTCAAAAAGCTCGTCTATCTTTGCAACTGTAAGCTCTATTTTAGCCGAAACTGCCGAACCGAGTTGTAATGACTCTTCACTGCTTGAAGAATTCTCATACGTCATCTTTTTTAACCCGGTGCTATACCATTTGCCGTTAATCTTTAATCGTGCATTAAATGTTCTTGAAGGACTTCTTATTGTATTTATAAATTCTTCCGAAACTTCACTATACATACATTACTCCTGTATCATAAATTCAAGCGTCTCCATTTCTTTTAAAGAAATACTGTCATAGTCCCCACTGTCACATGTTTCGATCAATTCAAGCGACAATGGCATGAGTTCAATCTCAACCTCTGTATCATTAATATCACCAATTTCTTTAATTGTATTTTCCTTGATTTCATCAGAATCAAACTGATAAGTCCCATCTTTTACAACCGGTCTTCCCTCATCATCTTTTAAACATCTGTCTTTTAAAATTTTTGCTCTTAATTCGTCTGCATTTTGTGCCTCTGACGCTAATGTTTTTATGTTTTTTGCAATCGCATAGCTTAATTTTACCGGAAAATGTTTATTTATCTCATGCAATTGACTTAATTTCTCGTATACCGTTTTAATTCTCATTGTCTGTTTCATTTTCTGATTCCTTTCCTATATTACTGCTGTATAATCTGAACACTTGCACTTCTGTAATAAAATATACCGTCGTCAAGTCTGCCTATCTGCTCTTTACTAAGTGTTCCCCTATAAGTTGGTATTGTTATGTCCTGCCCGTCATCATGGAATGTTATCGGGAAAAACCCGGCAATCAGCTTATTTTTTATTATCATAAGCTCTGATTCCTGCAATATTCCCCAATTAACAGACAAGGTCTTCTTCTCAGCAACAACATCTCCCAGCATTGTGCCGTCAAGTGTACGTCCTGTAGCGGAAGACCATAATATCTCATCATCCACTTTGATGGACACAGGAGCCGGAAGCTCCTGCCCGTCACATCTCAGTATCAATTCATCACATCCTTATGTTATAATCTCACATTTCCCTGTTGCTTTTGTATGCTCGTTAATCTTATCTACCACATACTTTTTAAGGCTCTTCCCGTCAAGCTGTATATCAAGATCCAATGTTTCAAGAATCCTAAGTATCTGTTTAAGAATACTTATAGCCTCTGCCAAAAGTTCGGCACTTGAAGCCATATCTGCTGCCTTTTGTGCCATTTCAAGCAATTTATCCTCAGGTGCAACAACTTCACCCTGATGTTTGTTATCGCCAATCATGGCAAGCTGTGGAGTGTTTGGCTTTACATATCCACCTTCTGCAAGGTATGGGATACTGCCAAATCCAACTTCCGGTAAATCAAACCCGAAATGGTCACCACCTATAACCGGTACCCAGTCAGGTACATCAAAGCTTAATCCATTTATCTTACGGACTATCCAGTTAATACCACTTTCTAATCCATCAAGCATACCATTTATAAGTCCAATTACCATATTAATAGGTCCTTTGGCTATGTCTGCAATTAAAGAGAATATTCCACCAAAGGCATCCACGATACCATTCCAAGCTCTTGACCAGTCACCTGAAAATACCCCAGCAATAAAGTCAATCAATCCACCAAATATCTGCTTTACGTCACCAAATATATTAGAAACATTTTGCAAATAAGCATTCATTATATCGCCTATAAAGCCGAAGCTATCTGAAAAATCTATGTTAAAAATATTCTGTAGCCAATTATCAAATGAAGAAAATGCTGACCTTATATTTTCCCAAACACCTGCGAACCACTCCCCGGCAGAGTTCCATTTTCCAACAATCCAATCCCAGCATATTCCGGCCGCTTCTTTCACAACATCCCAATGTTTTACAAGTTCATAAATTCCAACTCCTAATGCGACCAATGCCGCAATAACCAATGTTATCGGACTTGTCAGAACCGTCATTGCAACGCCAAATGCGGTTGTGGCTGCTGTTGCAAGCCATGTTGCCGCTGTATGTGCTACCGTTGCGGTTGTATCTGCTACTTTTACGGCTGTATTACTTACCCATGCTACAGCAGATGAAGATAATTTTGCTATTGTCTGTCCTACACTTTTAACAAAATCCTTCGCATACATAGCACATAACTGAATAGTTTCTATCTTATCTTTAAGCTTTGCTACCGTGCACGCTTCTATTGCCTTTTTCAGCTTATTTATAATCCCAACAACACCGCCAGCATTCATAAGAAATTCTGCTAAATCTACCGCTTTCCAAGCTGCTGCAAATGCTCCTATAGTAACTACGATTGCATCAAATGGACCTTGATTATCCTTTATCCAATCAGATATACCCTCTAATGCAGATGCCAATCCTTTCAGAACATCAACGATCACTCCACCAGTCCAACTCGCCACAGGCTCAAGGAAATTATCCCAAGCCCACATCCACAATGGCTTCAATGCATCTAACGCACTATTCAGTACATCTAAACAGCCTGCTAATACATCAAGAAATTCCGGAAGCAAATCTTCTATAGTCCACTTAGCCAAAGGAACAAATATATTGTAATAAGCCCATTCCAATCCAGCGAACAACTTATCTGTTAATGGTTGTACCGCTCTCTTGAGATTGTCAAGTGATGATACAAGATTATCAAATGATATTGCCTTTAATGGTTCCAGGGCTTTCTTTACCTTGTCTGCCATATCGGATATTGCACTTGATACATTCGCTGTACTTCCACTTACATCCGGTACAAGGTCTACACTTCCAATACCTGATGTTGAATCTGTACCTGAACCCGAAGCACTACTATCATCTGTTGGCTCTGTCAGCTTACTTATCTGGTCGAAGCCTGCAAGTGACCTCTCTATATCTTTAGCAGTCTTCTTGGCTGCACTTCCTATATCACCTATATTATCTGCAGCACCTCCAGCATCATCTCCTATGCCTGCTATATCAGCACTTATACTTCCCATAGAGGATGATATATCGGCACCTGTAAGCATCTGCACAAAGTTTGCAAAACCATCGGCAACCTTCTGTAATCCTGCCAACAAGCTGTTAAAGCCTCGCAAGATAGGTGTAAACAATGCTATGAAGCCTTTACCAAGAGAAGCCTTTAACTGTTCGAATCTGAGTGATAATATTCTTGTCTGATTCGCCCAGGAATCCTGTGTCTTAACAAAGTCTCCTGTGGCATTGGATAAAGCACTCGTAACATACTGATACTGCAGCATTACTTTTTCCTGCTCTGTCATTTTGGCGGTAGTCTTACCAAAACCGTTATTAAGAGCATATTGGTCTAAGTTAGTCTGAGTCATGACAACACCTAAGTCCTTGAGTGTTTCCGTTTCACCTGTCCAGATAGATTTCAGCTTTGTATATGCTTCATCCGTACTAAGATTGTAAAATGATGCAACATCACCAGTTAATCCAGTTACATTTTCAGCCATATCAAGTGCCGCCTTACCTGTAATACCCATAGCATTACTCATCTGGCCAAACACACCCATGTACTTCTTAGCCGACAATTCCGATAAGCCGAAGTTAGTCATAGCATTGGAGGCCCACTGGTCTGCCTGCCAGCTTAAGTCCTTAAATGCTGTATCAACTACATTCTGCACTTCTGTGACATTCGAACCTACTTCTATGCAGTCTTTCGTGAACTTAGCAACTGCTGCTATGCTTAGTCCTGCAGCTATCTTCTTACCAAACCCAGAAAAGATATTTGTTGCCTGCTTAGCTGCCTTATTAGAAGCTCCTGTAAGCTGACTAACTATCTGTGAGCTGTCTATGCCAAGCTCCAGAGCTATCTGTCCTACTGTATCTGACATTTCCCCTCCTTTCTGGCACGAAAAAAGACTGCCTACTTCTTTGAGTAAGCAGCCTTAAAATCTCTTTGTAATCGTGTCCAATATTCTATATACTGTGGTGTTCCCACCATTTTCCTATTACGCTTCAGAAGCCAGTCATCATGTATCTTTTTCTGTTCCTTAGTAAAGCTATTGATAACTTTAATGTCTTTCTCTGCCCTTATACTTACCACTCTTCCAAGTGGTGTTTCAGGCATTATTCCTGATAATAAAGAACAGAATTCTGACCAGGACATATCATCATCTGCACGTAATCTTATACCATACTGTGACAGAAAACTGGACTCTATCAATTCCCAGTCATCCCATAGGTCATAGTACGTCTCACTTTGAGGGTGTCTGTTCCTCTCCGTATGTTCCTGTGGCAACGCTCATAATCGTATTGTACATTTCCTTATACTCTGGAAGTGGTAAATCCATATCTTCAATCTTATCAGCAGCTTCCTTACCAACAAGCATTTCAAGAGCCTTTACCATAAATCCAATACCATTATCACCATCTTCATTGACTTTCTTTTCTGCCTCACTAGCCATAGCCTGTACACATAGAATGTTATTCTTTCTATTGTTAACGGTTACAACCAGATCCTCTGTAATACGAATCATTGGTAACTGGTTAGTAATCTTCATAGATATGTCTATTACTTTAAAATCTGTTTTTGCCATTGTTCAAATCCTCACTTTCCTTATTCCTGATTATATTCTATATATGTTGGTTTTCCGTCTGACTGTGCTTCCCATTCAAGTGCATCAATGCTTGTTGAATCTCCACCAAGAGATGTTACGTTGATAACCGCCGGTATAAGAAGCTGGTCAAGATTAGGAAAGATAACCGATACCCATGTATTACAATCCTGTCCTGTCTTTAATGCCAGGCTTGCAATATAATCATTACCTTCATCACCATAATTACGCTTACCACCCATAGTCATGCCAAGTGACTTACCTGTTGTAAGTCTTCTTGTCCAGCCCGCCTGATCCATTGGATTCCATTCTTCAATAGTTCCATCCACGGATATGCTTAAGCTCTCTGCATCTTTTACAACCTTTGTTTCTACTGTTTCCGGTGTATCTGTGCTCTTTCTTCCTGTTATACATACACCGAACTGAATTGTATGAACCGGATTAACGCCAGTAAGTGGTGTTGCTCCTGCATTATATCCGGCTAATTTAGTATTCTGTGCCATACTTTTACCTACCTTTCATAATAAATATCTAATTCTATTACACTCTCAAAGATACCTTTATCATCTGTCCCTACATCAACAGGCTCATCAACCAGCATTTTAGTGAAGAGCACTTTAGTATCGTTGATTGTAATATGGTTCATATCTCTAAGCATATTGTAGAGCTGTTCTGCGGTCTTCTCTGTGTCTCTTACACTGGTATTCCAATGAACCAATATGCTTACAGACTTAACACGATAAGAGCTGTTATTTAAGCCGCCTACCGCCATCTGCACAGGTCTTTGCTTGTTATTATTGTAAACACCTATGCTCTTATTCTTTTTGTCGTCTAATTTGCCGCAATACACGTTAGTATTGTCTGCAATACCAAGACCTGCTATATAATCTCTTACATCACCTATTCCTAACATCATAACCCCGCATTCCTCTTATACAGCTTAGCAAAAGCATTCTTGGCAAAATTCTGTTTCTTACCGCCTTTAAGGTAATCATCAAGCCATCTGCCTTTTGCATTGGCATTACCCTCGTGCCTCTTACCGCTTTCATCAGTCCAAGGTGACTGGTGGAAGTTGTATTCCGGATGATAGTACAATCTTCTTGCATAAGGCGTGCTTGATATAAGCTCCACCTTACCATTTGCAATATCCTGTGTATATACAAATGTACTCTCATTCTGTAATGTACCTGTATCTCTAGGCATTACCTGCCTTTGAACAACATCTGTATGTATAGCTTCTGCAGTCTGTGCCAATGACACCTGTGCTGCTGCCGTAAGTCTTCTCACCACAGGCATATTAAGCTTTACTGTTGACTTAACATTCTTTGCCATTACATCACATCCAATCTTACATAATTAACTGTACCATCCGGATTACGGCACTTCGTACCCTTGTATATATGCCTTGTTACACCGAACACCTTTATATCACCTTTAGTAATAACAGGAAGCTCCGGTGCAATATCCCCCGGTATTAAGGCACAACCTTCAAGCTGTATAAGTACCTTTTCTGCTGTTAATACTGTCTTGCCGCTATCCTGATAGTTGCATAAACCATCCCATATAACAGGTTCAAGAGGTTCTCCATAAACGTTCCTGCCTTCCTGCGTTATCTCGAGGTGTATTTCTGTCTTACACATGCTCTTTAATACTAAACATGGATATTTCAAATGCTTACACCCCCAACAAAAGACTACAAAGTCCCGTCTGACAAAGCAACTGATATATATCCCGCTTTATTGCAATTCCATTCTGTACAAGAACATTCCAACTGCTGCCAAACTGCATAGATACTCCATTTACAGCATAGTTCTGTAAGACACAATTAATCATATCTTCATTCTCATACTCAAAATCAGCCATATCGCAGCATACGTCTATGACTATTGCCTGCTGGAACTCTGTCAGATTATCAAAGCCTCTTGATGTTATACGATTAAAAGTAAGCGAGTCGATATGACGGCTCGCCTGCTTTAATCTTCGTTCTATCTGTTCATCCGGGATAAGATTATGCTCGCTCAGGTACTGTTCTTTACTTGCATATACCATAGGCTTACTCTGCAATCTCTTCTGCAGGATCTACATCAACGAATACAGAATCAACCTTACCATCCTTGCCATTAGGGAATACAAATGTATCACTTAACTGGCGATTCTGATAAAGAAATCCGTCTCCTTCTGTATGTTCTCCTGGTGCGAAGAAATAAATAGATGAAATCTTAGGTACTGTCTTACATGTCTGGCCACATGCGACAAGTACATTAATCTTGCGTGAACCCTGAACAGTCTTTTCATAATATGTGGCTATATTAGTCTTTGTAGGCTTTGCCACAACTGTATAAGTGCTGTCGCTCTTAGTGTAGTATGTCTTTCCTTCTACCACATCTGTATCAGTTGTTATGGTATACTTTGACTTAAGCGGAGCAAAGCCGCCCTCTGCAACATCCCAATCGAATCTGTCATAGAATCTTTCATCATCCACAACTTCCATAAGTGTCACACCATCAATATCAGTTACACGTGTTTCAATGCCAAGACCACCTTCTGCAATCTGTGTCATTTCAATCTTACGTGTAAATTCCTTTGATACCTCAAGCTTATCCATAATGTCAGAAGATACATACATAATGAGGCTTCCATTTGCCTTATATCTTCTAAGCTTGCCTGCTGCCAGAATATGCTTAAGCTTAGCAAATACATTCTCTGATGTATATTCTGTGGAAGCTGTTTCAGTATGATATAATTCTGTCTTCTGTGCAGCCTGTGCTACCTTACTGAAAAATAATGCATCTGTCTCTGGTACTACCTGTGTCTGTTCAAATATGTGTGAAATATTCTGAATAGATGCTGTCTGATTTGTTTCATCAACATCTGCCTTATCAACCATAAACTGTACATCTCTGTCATGTGTTACTGTGTAAGGAACATCTTTCTGGTTATATTCTCCTGTGTTCCATCCACCTGATCTCTTATGGTTCTTATAACCACTTACACTCATCTGTGTAAAATGGAAGGTCTTGGCATCTAACCATCTGACATTGTTTGTGATAAATGGTGATGTAAGTGTGCCCTGAATAAGAATTGCTAATAATTCAGGACTCCACTGTTCTGCATAATTTAAATTTGGCATATTATTTTACCTTTTTTAACCTTTCTTAATTGAATCTATTCCATCTCTTTGTAGGAACATTTACATTGCTACCTGCAGAAGACTGCTGGCCATTAGTCTGCTGCCCTGCACCAATCTGGAATCCCTCATTGTTCTCTGTGCTTGGCTTAAGTGCAGGTACATCCTTTAGAACCTGTTCAAGTGCAGCTTTAACATTGTCCTCTGATATCTTTCCATCTGTGCCCTTTGCCTTGCTGAAATCAGCCATCTTAAGCACATATGGAAGTGTCTTGGCATTAATACCAAGTGTCATTGCTACCCGTGTAGCCGCAAGCTCAACCTGAGCCTGTTCTGCAAGCTGTTTTGCCGCTGCAACTTCATTCTGAAGATTAGCATTAGCATTCTGCTGCTGTTCTGTCTGCTGCTGCTTATTCTGCTTAAATGTTGCAATAGCCTGGCTTATCTCATCTTCTGATAATCCCTGCTGCTGAAAATAGCTTTTAAGCACAGCATTCTCTTTCTTGGCAGTTGCATTATCCAACATTGCCTGTATCTTGTCATAATCAACACCAGCTGACTGCTGATTATTCTGATTGCCCTGCTGTCCTGCCTGTCCATTGTCTCCTCCAGCGTTCTGACCGCTGTTACCATCTCCGCTATCTGCGAAGAACTGTAAATTAATAGGTAATGTCTTTCTCATCACTCTATCTCCTTTCCGTTTACCGCCCGTCGGCATTTTCCTAAAGTTTAGTGCCATTAAGTTTTGGGCATAAAAATAGCACCCACAGCGTATTGCTATGCGTGCTTATTAACTAATATTAAATTGTGTTGCACCGGTGCAACTTCGGACTATTCTATTATAATCCAATCTTCTGCAAGCATGTCAGTCTGACTTGCTAACCAAGGGACTACATTCCCCTGTGCAGTTTTCATGGCGATATATGCTCCATACTCTACTAATCCATTCTCATTAACAAGACTTGCTGCAATTTCTGTACAAGGAGCATATGCACCAACTGGAACATAATATAAAAACATTCCCTTACCGTTCCATCCAGCTCTTGCTACTTTCTTACCTTTTTTCAGTGCTTCAATAGCAATTCCAAATGTCATATTGTCACATTTTCTATACGCTTCATTAAATTGTTTCTTAGGACACCAACTTTCATATCCATCAGGATATCTTATATGATAGCCTTCATCTTCTGGATTCTCGTCACTTGGTATCTTCCATCCTCTGTATGCATTGTATTCGCCTCTGCTCATTGGCTCTGCTGCCACCACTTTTACTCCAATATAATCCTTCATTTCTAAATCCTCACTTTCTTAAAATTGGGTATAAAAATACCACCAATCTTGCGACTGGTGGCTACAAAACTGATTATTTTATTTCTGGCCAATCCGTAAGTTTATCACTTTCTTCTTTAAGCCTTTCTTCTTCTTTTTCAAAATCTTCTATTGTCCAATCCGGATGATGTATCACAACATCCAAATAACATCTTATTCTATTTCCTGCCATGATATACCATACTCCTTTCTAAACTCATTAAGTGCTTTTTCGTAAGCTTCTTTAATATCTAAATTGTATTCTTTTGAACAATATTTGTCAATCCTGTTATCTAACAAATAAGGTAAAAATGGTTTATCTCCTACGGAATATTTATATATTCTTCCATCATGTGTTACTACTATTCCATATTGATATCCTCTTGCCCCAGCAGCAACAAAATCACTTCCATTAGGTAATAAATTTGTTGGATGATTATGTATTCCTATTATATCATTTTTGTGCTTATTTATTATAGACATTTGCTTCTTATTTAGTTCAACACCTATTGCATCAGGCTTTCCCCTTACATTAAGCAACACCTGTCTATTAGAAACACTTATCACACATAATCCCTCAGTATCACTACTGTTATTACTTCTCAATAAATCCATTGATTTACTATATATTACATTATTTAATTCCATATCTTTGCTAATCTTCATATATTTATCCGCATAATCTTTGGAATTAATATAGTCTAGGTCTATTTTATTCGTTCCTATTCTCTGAGAATTATTATCTATATATCCCCTCTCATATTCTTTTGAAACATTCTCCCACTGTTCCTTCCTTACCTCATACATTTTCTTATTATCCGAATCCAGTGAATACTTCGACAACCTATCAAACTGCTCAACCATTCTGCCTGCATACTGCTGCTTCTGGTCTTGCTTGTAATCTTCCTTAACCTGCTCAAGCTCTTCCTTGGTAAACTTACTGTCTGGCTCTTCATCCAGCTCAAGGAAGTATGTTGTATGTACATCTTTGCAATTTGGATGGTACAACCCCGCAGCTATCGCAGATGACATAAGCGGATAAGGACCATCAGATGCCTTACCGCCACTCCATACATCATCTATAAGCACCTTTCCAACAAATGGAAGGCACTTAGGACAGGCATTAGCACGCTTATTCATAATAACTGTACTAATTCCCCAGGACTGTCTCATCTCTCCTTCTCCGGTTAGATATGCACGCTTATTGGCTGTCTGAATAGCCATCTTAGCATAATCTTTCATTGTATGCCTGCTGCCATTCGCATATTCAATACAGTTAATACCGGCTTTAAGAAAATCTCTTGTAGCCATATCAACTGCCTTCTCATATGTTCCTGCACCCGTATTCGCATACACCTGAGCATTGAATATTATCTGCCGGTATTTATCTTCCGACATTCTAAGCATTGCTTTTTCTGCCCTGTTAAAATCTGACTTCGTAGCTTTAATCAGGGCATTAAGTTTTCTTGTATTGAGTCTGAAAAAAGCACCCTCAGCGCCTTGCGACACCTTAAATGCTTTCAACCCTTTCTTTAATGCTCTTAATATTTTCTGCTCCTGTTCTGTTCCGCCTTCCTGTCTGGCTGCAAATATCATTTCATCAATAGAGTCATTTATGTTGCTAAATGACTTCGTGAACTTCTTTTTATTCTGTGCCTTATACTTTTCCAGAGCCTTAAGCTGTTCTACCTGCCACTGTGACCAGTTAAACCCCATATCTGTCTCTTCTGCTCTGTGGCTCGCAAGATTGCGCATCATAGAAGCAATCAGCTCATCTTCTATGGCTTTAAATGCTTTCTCTATATCATAGTCTGTATTTAACATAGGCTACCTCATTAAAAGCTTTCCACTTCAAATCCATCTAATTCTGTATTAAGTTCCGGTTCTGTCATCTGTTCAATTCCCTGTTCTGCCTTAAGCCTTGCAACTTCTTCCTGCTTCCATTCATCATCCTTGGTATCTCCATACAGCTCATCAACAGATGCCTCTATGCTCATGATACCGCCCTGCTTAGCCTTGCTTACTGTCTCAACCTGGCTCTCGAACGAAGGGTTGGCATATTCGCCAAATGTGACATCAATATCTATATCCTTAATAGCTGTCTTATTAAGCGTATCTATGGCATTAAATGTTGCTGTAACGAGCTTTGGAAGAACCTTCTGAAGCTGCTCTACAATGTTATTTCTGCTGTAAAGCGTTGTTTTCTCTTTCTCCCTCTGTGCCTCCGCATTATCCAGCTTCTTAACATCTATGCCTAATGTTGATGGGCTCATAATTCCCTGTAAACAAAGGTCCAGTGCTGTGATATATGTTGCAAGATAGCTTTCGTGTGGGATATTGCCCTGTACAAGCTCTATCTTATTAACTGTACCTTCTGCCATGCTGCCATCTGTTGCTATATATGCATTATCAAAAGCATTAGGCTTTAGCACTTTTCCATCCAGTGGATTCCTTGGCAGCATATTCTCCGGTATATATTCCTTTGTCCTATTCCTCCTTAATGCATCCATCCATTGTGACCACGCTTCATCCAGCGCATCGAAGTTATCTATCTTTGCATCAAATATGCTCTTGCCTCGTCCTTTATACTTGGCTGACTTATAAAACACAATAGGAACAGCCATTATAAACTTGTCATTCCAGGTAACATCACTAAGATGTGCCAGCTCCGGTATAACACTTAAATCATATTCCCTGCCGCCTCTTGTAAGCTCATAATGTATGTAACCTATACCATAATGTTCAAGTAATACATATTCCTGTCTCTGAACGTTATGCACAGTCTTAAACACTATCTCCTTAACTCTTCCCCTGTCCCGGATAATCTCTGTCTTATCACCAGAGTAGAATTCCAATATAGGATACTTGCTAAGGTTCGTATCGAACGATATCTTGAATGCTCCATCACCGATATAAAGCGTTTCTGTTATTGCCTGCTTAACAAGCTCAATGAAATCATTTTCCTCTGCTATCTTATCCCATTCTGTCTGCCTGCTGCCAGCATCTATTAAATTCATATCATGTGTTACTATACTGGCCAGCATATCACATAACATAGCAGGGAGACCTACGTGTATCTTTCTTATCTCCATACCTATTGTACAGGATGCAGACCAGAACCTTGTCTTGTCACCATCTATCTGGCTGTATAGCTGTGACAATTCTTCACTCTCACCTCTGTACCATATCTTGTTCTTTATGGCATTTCCCTCATAATCAAGAGTTTCCTGTATGCTTATGGATCCATTAACAGCCGGCTGGATGTGCAGCCAAGTTCTTATTCCCGTTTTTATCTTCTCTGCCATACTTGTAAATATGTTCACCTCTCTCACTCTCCTATCTGGAATTATGTCTTATTCTCTATACCTATCCTGCTTCGATAAGGAATCCAGCCATACTGTACGCTGTTTACCATATGGTCATTGCCATCCTCAGGCTCACAGTCCTTATCTTCAAGCCACGAATACGTTTCTAACTCTGTCTTGTAATTCGTGCACGTATCGACAATATAAAAGCTTGGCTCTCTGCCCTTTTCGTCATTAAAGGACATCCAGCCAAGCTGTAAGTTAATTCTATCTATTATGGTTACTTTCTTATATGCATTGTTAAATATATACTGGCAGTTAATGTGTTCTCTCTTGTACTTGGCAAACTCTGTTATCGTTGCCTGATCAGCGTTATCTATAAACACATTCTTTGACATTCCACCCCATTCTTTTCTGTTACGCTCCAGGAAGTCAATGTAATTCCTTACTGTATCAGATGGAGCTATTGGTATATCAAGTTCTGCATTGTTATACACCTTTTCATCTAGCACTATCAGCTTGCCCTTGTTTGTTATTCCCATATAAGACATTGCAATAGTATCTGGGCTCTTTGTTGAATATGCCGTATCAAGTCCGCTTGTGTATATTACATACCATTCTGTCTGCTTGTCGTCATATTCTCGCTTAATGAATGCCTTTGCCTGTTCTTTAGTAATAACATGTCTCTTGCAGAAATTAGAAAAGACAAGACCCGTGGCCTTGCCTCTTAATCCCAATACCTTGTTTTTATATATCTTAGTTCCCGGAGGATAGCTCATTTTCTTCTGCTCTATCTTTTCAGGCGTCATGGATATGTTATCGGTCATATTAAAGAACCAATATACCCAGCCTTTAATGGGTTCACAAGCATTAATATCTTTCCAGATTTCTTCCGGTACATCTGACTTGTATTTATCAATCGGTCTTGCGTGATTGATGTACTCTGAATATATAGGTAATGTAGGTGCATCGGGATTAAGCGTACCTACAAAGTATTCAGAACGTCCAAATATCTCTCGTATGAAGTCTATGTTAGCTGTATTGCACTCATCTACCCACACACATCCAAACTGCGAACCTAAAGCATTCTTCCACTTGCTGGCATTGTCGTAACCGAGAATATATATTATCTTGATAACATTCCCGTCTCTGAATTTGATATGCGGAAGTTTATTTTCTTTATCACCATTACCGCAATATTCCAGATTGGGAAATATCTGAAGCAAACCCATATCTGCGTTTATGATATTCTTCTCAATAACACCGGTCGTATTACCAGCTATAACATGCAGCTTCATGTCTGATTCAGCTACATTCATAATAAACTTAACAGCTACTGTTGTTGTCTTTCCTGATGCAGTTGAACCTTCAAGGAACTCTGCTCTTGCTGGTGTGTCTATGAAATCCCAATATTTATCACTTAAAAGCATCTGGGTCACCTCTTGCCTTCCGCTGTGCAAGAAGCTCTGAAAGCTCGCTTCTGGTTGTATCGTTTACATTGGCTTCTATCTTGTCTGTAAAGATGCCTAAATGCTTGCCAAGAAGCTCTAAGGCCTTAACCTTGTCGCAGGACTTAACCTCTAACCCCTCTCTGCCTTTCTTGATAACAGCAAGTGCCCTCTTCTGTTCCTCTGTAAGTTCTTCCGTAAGTACCGGCTCTACTGTTCTATACATAACAGGTTTACCATCTTCATCCAGCACATCCACAAGTGCTCCACCTACTTCTGCTTTCATCTTCTTTTCAACCACATGTGCATAATCAGCATTATTAGAAAAAGCTATCAAGGCAAGTTCCTTGATAACTCTCTCCTGGGTTATCTCTGTACTCCTTGATAGCTCTTTTTGTCTCTTTGCTATATATTCTTCAATCTGAGGTTTTCTGAGGTTGTCTGCTCCTGTTCTATACGCTGTTTTTTCTGAATATCCTGCCCTAATAGCCGCCTGCGTGGCATTAAGGTCTATAAGGTATTCATCACAGAACCGCTTCTGTTTTGCTGTTAATGACATGCAATCAGCTCCTTTCTAGCATGATAAAAGCATCGACTATTTAATGTCGATGCCTCTTAATTTATCATAAATATATTAATTCATATCCCTATGCACAATTATACTCCCATTTTTACCAAAACCATATACCCCAATAATGAAAATACTATCGTAACTACATTTGTAATAGCATTAACGCAAATCGAATGTCCTTTTGTTTTAAACAAATTTTCAACATTACAAAATTTACATACAAACTGTATAACAAATGTTCTCACAACTATAAATATCAAAATAAATATACTAATTCCATAAATAAACATCAGGCATTCTCCTTTCGTTTATTAATCTTCATCATTTCCCATCAATAAATTTGCACCATACTCTTGTAATTCTTCTAAATAACTTTGAATTTCATCATCCAATATGCCACATTCTTTCATTTCCTTGTATAATCTTAATTTATTATCATAATTTTCGATTTTCTTATTTTCCAAATCCATTTTTTGATTCTCTAAATTTATCTTTTCTTGTTCTACTTCTACTCCAACTGTTTTGATTTGTTTATATAAATCTATTGGATTTGGAACCTTTATATTACCTATTTGTCCACCACTAATTACTATATATAGTCCTACAATGCCTGCTACCGCTTTAGACATTTTACCTTTATTTCTATAGTTTTGCTCATCTTTCTTTGCATCATATGCCTTATCTAAATTTCTTTTCCCCGATGTAAAAGAAATTACACCTTTTGAATTCAAATTAAGCATAATTGATAATTCATTCTCACCAACAACCCTTTTCATATAACAATCTACGCAGCTCATTACTTTTGTTATTGAAGTTAAATCTATTGGTTTACTTGTGTTTATATGCATTTGAAAAGAATAAGCTTCTCTCCAATAATATATAGGATATATCGTATCTAATATATATTTTCCATATTCATTTAAATTACAAATTCCCTGATATGATGATAATACTTTTAACAATTTAACATGCAGATTAGTATAATTGACTATCTTAATGATTTTAATTTTACGTCTTTTTTTATATGGGCATTTAACACTATATAATGGAATATTTTCCATATCTATTTTTGTTATTACATCAATTTCATCATCTTCGTTTAAATTATTCTGCTCATAATATTCGCCAACTTCAGCAAATGCTATTTTATTATCTTGCACCCCTGGAATCATAACAATATCGCCTATTTTTAAATTATATATGAATTTTTTACATTTACTAATTGCTTGACCCGGCCTTTTATCTCCATATATATTTTTTATATTTTCTTTAAGTATTTCAATCTGTTCATTTTTCATTGAATTGATTTCCATATTTAAATCTATTATATTCCATCCCAATGCTACATAATTATTCTCTATGTATTCATTAAAAAAATAGCCTTTTTTTGTTCTTATCATCCAAAAATTTATATCTCCATTAATATATGGAAGTTCATAATTCAATATTTCTTTTATAAAATCTTCATTTATTTTCTCCATAAAAACCCCCTATAAGTTTTCTTGCGTATAATATTATACTAAATAATGACAAAAATCAACAAAACAAGGCACCAGCTTTCGCCGATGCCTCAGAGGGGGAGTTTTAATGATTGTATTGGCTGTCATCAGCCCATGGTTCAATGAATTTTTCATCTGTTCCAGTTTAAATATTATCACATCAAAGTACGACATTTACGACAAACTTATAATTTTTTCAAATATCTTTCAAGTGTCTTTTGGCAGCTATCTGCTGTATGATTTTTTCCCATTCTGTGAGCTATCTGAACCCATGTCAATTCATCAATGTACCGATATGTAAGAAGTCTTCTTATCCTGCTGTTTGGTTCCGAATTAATAAATTCTTCTGCCACAGCTATCTGCTGCCGTATCTTCTCTTCTAGCTCCTGTAACTTAATTTTTCTCAATAGTAACTGTGATTTTTTCTCCGTATATATTGGATAGGGGAAACCTTCAATCTTAAAATGCTGTTCCCCGCCATTTCCTCCCGAAACGCTGTCAATAACGGCTCCCTCTTTTTCTAATTTTTCAATATACTGTTCAAGCCGTAATATAGCCTGCTGCTTGTCCTTATATTCTTCCTTTAAATCTGCTAACTGTTTTAAATACTCTTTTACATTCCCTTTTAAACTCATATATCCACTTCCCTTATTGATTATATCTGTTTTTCATGCTACAATACATATGTTCGGTATATGAGTCTAGGAAGCCTGCGTATTCGTGTGTTACAGGCTTCCTTTTTCTTTGCTTGAATATGATATGTATATTACTCTTTACGAGTTTTTAACATTCCTGTCTGCAGTATTTCATCTCTGCCATGTTATACCTTCTTTCTGTCAAATCTTTCGCCCCGGCAATAATAGTAATCCTGCGTAGGCATGTAACCGTCTATTACTGTTTTGTCCTCACAGGTGTATTTATCTTCCTGACATCTGCAATTATTGCAGTTCTCGCAGTTGCAGTATGTCGATAACTTGTTTTTACACATTTGATTCACCCTCCCATATAATCTTCATGTCACTTGCAAGAGCATAACCATATTCCCTATTCGCTCCTGGTGATTTCTCCCAGCCTTTTAGCATATAAATATAATTACACATTTCCAGCATTTTCATAGACATCTTCATATATTCCTCATACGTTGTCGTATCTTCCGGAAGTGCTGCATTTACCCTTGCCGGATTAATAACACTGAATCCTTGTGATTTTAATTGCTCCTCTGCCATGTTGAAGCGTTCCATATAATTGTTTATGCCTGTTATCGCTCCGCTTATATATATTTTATTGTCTCTTTTCGCCTGTCCTTCACTGCTCCAGCTATGTACTTCTGCCATTTCATCTGTTCTATACTTAGTTTCCATTCTTCTCCTTTCCCCCGGAAGCCGAAACTCCCGGGTCTGCCGTCAATTTTGTGATATATATTTGACTTTGAATTAATAGGTACCGCTTTTTACTCTGTTTATGTCTTCATTAAGACCTGCTGCTTTTTAATGTTACATATCTTTTTAATTCCGTTATTATTGATTTACAGTTTTCCTCTACTGCTGCCACACTCTTAGAACACTGCTCGCAACAGGTATATTCACATAAGTGTTTATGTCGTCTTCTGCTCACCCTTTCACCTCTCATTTCCCTTTTTTGAATAAAAAATACCAGCCTTCAAATAATGACGGCTGGCTTTATATTTTTTATTCATATCTTGTTTTCATTATGCCTTTTATTGTATCCAATGATATATTATCTGTCGTTTTATAAAAAACACCTCTATATTCGCGTCCCACATCAAACTCCGCTCTTTGAACTATAGAATCACTTATACCAAAAATATTACTTATTGCTTCAGGCACTTTTCTTAATATAGTTCGTGAGCTTGCACAATTTTCTAATTCATCATCAAATAAAACAGACTCACTTTCCAAAAAATACTTTATTTTTTCTCTGTTTTCATTAACGATTCTCTCTGCACTAACAAGAAATTCATCTTTCATCTGCTAATACCTCCTTATATTTATATTATATCCGTCATTATTCAATTGTCAAAGAACAATACTTAGGCAAATCTTAATTGCCCTGTCTTTTCCTCGTTTAAACTGCAGTTAGGCATTCTCTGTGCTATGCATAATTCGTTAAGGTTAGCCCTTACCAGTGCATTAGGTACCATTGGACTAACAGAATTACCACATCTCTTAACCTGCTCCGCTCTTGAATATGTCTTACCTGTGTAATCATGGTCTATTATGTAGTCGCTTGGAAATCCTTGGCACCCATACAGTTCCCTAGGCTCTAACATTCTTAGTCCTATATCAATAATCTGGTAATCTGTACCTTCTATGGTTACAAGACCGAACCGGTCCTTTGTGGTAATTGTATCGAGAGGATGTTTAATATCCTGTCCTGTAGCATCCCCATAATATTTAACAAGAAATGCCCTTACTTCTCCGAAATGTCCATCACCTGCTGTTATAGTTGGAAGAGGCTTCTTTATATCTCTTCCGTCACAATGGTTATTCATCTGAATAAGGTTCGATAAAACCAGCCCATATCTATTAGAACCATCTATAGTCATTATTGGATTATCTATTGTCTGACCTCTTACCTTTCCATGAATAGTCTCTGAGTGATACTGGATAAGCGTAGGACATATTAAACAATGCTCGTTTTTACTTACTATGGTAGATAGCGGCTCCTGAATATTCTTGCTCCGGTCTTTTGTAAAACCAGTCTGTCCAATCTGAACCATGTATGGCTCTACAATTCCATATCCATGTTTACCTGTAATTGTTGGCAATGGTTCTTTAGTATCCAGCGGTCTTCTATCTCCACCATGATTACACTGAACAATAAAAGGCTCTGGATTATCCAAAACAAATTTCTTTAGGCCTCTTGCGATTCTTTCCATTGTCTTGGGTGCTAATGGTCTTATCGCTTTTATTCCATATTTCTCTTTTATCTGTTCAGATGTATCAAATATACTGGGGCATGGTCTGCTAAAATCTATCTGTGTACATGCTCCAACATAAGGCTTTAGCAATCCCTTTTTCACGGCTTCACTGTCCGCCGGTGCATGTGTTGGTTCTGGCCATATAATAGGTCTCTTGTCACATCTTGCAACCATAAAGAATCTCTTTCTCATGGTTGGTGCTCCATAATCTGCTGCCACAAGCTCCCTGAACTGCACTTCGTAACCTAAATCCTGTAGCTGGCTTACAAACTTATTAAATGTCTTGCCCTGCTTTGTTTTTATTGGATGATGTCCTCTGTTCAGTGGTCCCCATGTCTTGAATTCTTCCACATTTTCCAACATGATCACTCTTGGTCTTACAAGTCCAGCCCACCGGCATGCTACCCATGCGAGGCCTCTTATATTCTTATCCTTTGGCTTACCGCCTTTTGCCTTGCTGAAATGTTTACAATCTGGAGAGAACCAAGTAAGCCCCACAGGATGCCCATTACATACCTGCACTGGGTCTACCTGCCATACATCTTCGCAATAATGTTTCGCGTTCGGATGATTTGCTTTATGCATTGCAACAGCCTTAGGATCATGGTTAATTGCTATATCCACACTAAAGCCGGTAGCTTCTTCTATTCCGGTGGAGGCACCGCCCCCACCAGCGAAATTATCAACTATTAACTCCCCGTTTATCATATTAAGCCTCCATAAAATCAAACAACGTCGGTGCGTCAACCTCATTCTCTGCTGCCTGTAAATATCCAACGCCGTCCCTGAAATAATCATGATTTAATTCTATTCCATAACCATAACGTTCCATTTTTACAGCGGTCATTGGTACTGTCATAAGTCCGCCAAACGGGTCGAGTACAACATCACCTTTATTACTGTATCTGTTTATGATTCTTTCGACTATTTCTATCTGCAAAGGGCATACATGAAGCTGTGCCCTGCGGCGGCTCTGTGTAGTATTAAGTGTTTTCATTCGGTTTATATCATCCCACACCTCAAGTGTGTTCCAAGAACCGGGTGCAACCACCATAAACGTAGCCGGTAATTTGCCGTCCTTATCAAGTTCCTCCGCAAGTTTTACATGCTCACTGTAGCTGTATATATTTTCACGGCTGTATTTCCTATATGCCTGCTGCAGCTTCTCAACAGGAAAATCTTTTAATTCTTCCTTGCTGACAAGCCTGTCTCCCGAACATCTCCAGTAGCCATGTGCATCTATCTGCCACTGTGCTCTTGTATATTCTTCTTTTGACTTTACAACAGGATCATCTGCATATGCTGTGCTTCTGTCAGTCGGTAATTTACGAAAAAGCAAAATATATTCAGGACAGCCTACACCCATTTTTGAACCGTCTTTACACTGTTCAGTCCAGCCCAGCCTGTACGTCTGGTTATTTTCCCTTACTACATCCGTTACAACTGTAATCATTCCGAAATACTGAAATCCATGCTTCATATAGTGGTTTATACATAATGCATGAAACGGCTCTATTGTAGGCATGCCAGTACCTGTAGCATTTCCAAACAGCACCCTGTCTTTTACATGTATGACTGCAACCCTGCCCGGTTTTAATATTCTTAATAACTCAGGTGTAAGAAAGTCCATCTGTTTAAAAAACCTATCCGTGTCCTGATTATGTCCAAAATCATTATAATTGGCACTGTATTCGTAATGATTTCCAAATGGTATTGATGTATGTATCAGATCAACTGAATTATCCTGCATATACCTTGTTTCTTCCACACAGTCACCATATACGGCAGTATAGTGATTTCCTTTAACTGTTCTTTCTTCCCTGCTTCCTGCAACTCCCATTTTACGCTCCAGCCTTTCCGTTTTGCTTTCTGAATTAAGTCCGTATTTTTTTACTATTCCTATCATTTTTTCAACCATCCTGTCGTGGTTTTTCCATTTCTCAAGCAGTGCCTCTTTTATCTGACGTTCATTTTCCATGTAAATTATGTCAATAATAACTGTTTCTTTCTGCAAAAATCTATAACAGCGGTGTACTGCCTGTATAAAATCATTGAATTCATAATCAATACCGGCAAATATCTCCCTGTGACAGTATTTCTGAAAATTACAGCCCGAACCCGAAAGCGATTTCTTTGTTGCAAACAGTCTCGTCTTTCCATCTGCAAAATCAACCACTCTCTTCTCACGCAGTTCATAATCCTGTGAGCCGTATATATCCACTGTCTCCGACAGTGCCTTTTTTATTGCATGTCGTTCACTTTCAAGATCATGCCATAATATAAAATGCTCGTCCGGGGATTCTTCAACAATCTGTTTCATTACCTCAACACGTTTTTCTATGCTTTCACGTTTAACCTGTGCAGCTTCTTTCAACCCTTCTGCTGCCTCTTGGAAAAGCTGCATCTGCCCGTCTTTATCTGCAGCATCTCCATAATGTACCGGAATCTCATGCCAGCGTATGTCAAGCGGTGGCAAATCATAACCGGCATCAGAATAGTTTTCGTTTAAATCTGAAGGCTTTGTTATAAACAACGCCCATGACGAAACCCACATCCAAAACTCGTCTTCCATATTCGGGTACAGCGTAAGATTATTGGCCTTAGTGCTGTCTCTCTGAAAGAATCTTGTAAGAGCCTGACCTGTGTCCATGACTTCAAGATAGCCAGCATAGTGAACAAGCTCTTTATATTTATTGGGTGAAGGTGTTGCAGTTGCCACCAGCTTATATTTCACATTTCTGAATTTATCAAGAAATGTCTGATATGTTTTGCTGCCAAAAGACCTTAATACACTTGCTTCGTCTAGTGATGTCGCAACAAAATAATCCGGTTTAATATCTCCATCCCTTACTCTCTCATAATTCGTTATGACAATCTCACTTGTACTGTTTTCTACTTCTTCCATGTTCCGGCAGTATTCAGGCTTTTCGTATCCTAATACCTCAACAGCATCCCTTGTAAACTCCTGTTTTACTCCAAGTGGAAGCACTATCAACGCCCTGCCGCCGTCATGTTTTGCCGCAAGATGGCAGAATTCTATCTCCTGTACTGTCTTTCCAAGACCGAAAGATTCAAACAATGCACGTCTGCCGCCTTTTAATGCCCACATAACAGCGTCACGCTGATGCGGTTTTAATGCCTTGTTTACCTCTCCCGGTTCAACTTCAAATCCACTGTTTTGTGCAAGTATAATCTTGCTTTCCAAAAATTCTTTATATGTCATTTTTCAAAGGAATCCGATATATCATTTCTACGGCCGTAGATTCGACTCCTTTCCGTTATTTCTCGTCTGCCCTCATGTGCCCATAAGAACAATAGTTATATGTGTATCTGCCTTTTTTCAGTTTCCATGCCCACGTCTGGGCGTTGTGCGTTATAAATGGCAGATATTTGCCGCAGATGCGGCATGTTGTCAATCCATCACCTTTGTATTTCATGACATTATGCTCTCTTTTTGCGGCTACTGGGTGTATTGATTGTTTCAAGCTCCGCCTCAAGCTGTTTTATCTTGTTGTCAACGCTGAAATTTATAATATTTTTGACTTCTTTCGTGACATCTTTGCCGAAACATTCATCAAGTGACAGACTGCTGCCGCTGTAATCTGTGACTGCAAGCGTAGCCTTGCCATTTGTAATGTCTGACGCATATGCTCTTGCTGTGTCTATGTCAGAGCATATTTTTATAGCCTGTTTTGCCTTTTTAATGACCTCTTCTGTGTTTACCATCTTAACCTCCGTTAAATTAAATATAATTTTTCATAAAAACGCTCATCCATTCCTCATGGCTGTGTATTTCCTCAAACCGCCGCTGTCCTGCACATATAAGTATCAGGTCAGTTTCACGGCAGTTATGCACTGCATTTTTCCCGGTCCTGTGATGTTCGGCACAAAGCCATACTTTCAACCCGTAGTGTTCCGAAAGTCTCCTGTTTGCCGTACCGTGCATAACATGATGTTCTTCAAGTGGAACATCCCTCGGTCTGCCTGTTATGCCCTCATCTTCAATCTTTTTACGGCACAGGTAACATTCTTTTCTGTCCTGCATTATGCTTCTGCTCATTGATTCCTCTCTTTCATCCTGTTTAATTCAAATTCCATCCAGCTTGTAAATTCATGTGTTCCGTCCATGTATGTAACCACATGCATCTTCGTTAGGTTTAGCACCTGCTGCCACAATTCTGCATTGGCAACCGGAAGTCCTCTCCTCTTTACCCAGCCGTCTTTTTCCCACTGGTACGGCCAGCCATTATTTATTGAATGTAAAACGTGCTCGCATTCTGTAAATATGCGGATTCTGCACCCTCTGTTAAATCTTTCAAGTGCCTTTATAAGCACAGAAAGTTCAGCCTGGTTCTCTGTCATGTCTGTAAGCTCGCCAGTTGCTCTTTTTATATATTCTTTCTGCGGCGTTTTCATCTGTATGACGTACACAAAATATATGTTTTTTCTTTTTGCAGGACCTCTTGCAGTCGTCTTGATATATACATTTACATCCTGCATGTTTACCGCCTCCCTTCATGCTCCAAATTCTGTGTTTTTCTGAATTTACACTCATAATATTTGAATCCAAATATGGTATATCCCTCATATTCTTCATCAGCCACAAATGTGAATCCGTTACGCTGATATATTGATATTGTGCTTTTTCTTACCTTCGTGCTGAATGTGTTCGAGTTGACAACTTTTTTAATAATTTGAGGCTTACACAGATTTTTTGAAGAGTTCCAGCGTCGCCCGATAAGGCATCCTTCTGTCTCTTCTGTCTTCTGCGTGTATTTAATAAAATATCTCGCAATGTTTGTATAGTCGCCGTCGCTCCACAGAGGATCTATACGTACATAGCCGCTTGTCCAGCAGTCTCGCAGAAGACGTACATCACACGCACTCATAAGCATGTGTATGTGTGCTCCGCCTTTTTTGCCAAGCTCCTTAACGTAAATATATTTAAGCGGCACATCCAGCTTTTTAAACTGCGTCCGTAGCTTTTTTAAAAACTGCCGCATGTCTTTCTGCATGACATCTGATGTCGGCGGCCGTAAATCTTTTTTATATGTGAATGTCACAAGCATTCCTGTGTCATCCGTAAAATTGGAATTCATCAGGGCGGCAAGGTTACGCTCCGCAATTCTGATATTTACTTTTTTCTGTGCCTCACTTGTAAGGTGTGAACGCTTTTCCCTCTTCTCACCTTTACAGTTATGTTTGAATGTATAATATTTACGGATTGTAACAACACTCCCTGCTATACACTTCTCCTCTATGTATGCCATTTACTTTTTCTACTCCTGTGGGTCTATAGTTAATAACTTAATCAAGTCGTAAAAGAGGACGGAAGCCCTCTTTTGCAATCCTGAATCTTCTTTTGTCTGTTGACATTTTTTCAATGCCGCTGTATTATATAAATGAGTTATTTTTTCAACTCACTGTGGTTTTTGGAGCTGTGTCAGCAGCTCCTTTTTTTATTCCTTATTGTCATCTACAATTTTTTTCTCTTTTCTGACATGAAGCTGTTCATCTCCGTCCAGATACGTCATGTAGCATGTCCCATTCTTCCTTGTCAATCTCAAGGATTGCCTGCTGCCCGCAAAAACGGCAGACTCCAATATACGAATTAACCATTTATCTCTCCTTTATCTGTAACTGACCTGTCTTGTACGCTCGTTGAAATTTATAAACAGCTGCCCGTCGGCGGCCGTTTTGAATTTAAAGTGCTGCTGCTTTTTCTTCTCTTCCTCGCAGTCGCATTTTTCTCCCGGGTCCAAATGCCCGCCGCATTTACTGCATATGTAGTCATACATTGCTTTTTCCTCCTAAATGGTCTACACTATCATTGAGTTATTATCTGAGTTGCGGTGTTGCCTCACTGCAGCTCTTTTTATATAGTTGGAAGTCTGTATGTACCTTCCGGCACAAAGCTGAATATCTCCAACAATCTCAACCTTGTGTACCATCTGGCAGCCAGCTCCGTATTACCATTCCTAAGATTCTCATTAATTCTCTTGTTGTAAGATATTATTAAACCTACACGCCGCATATTATCCTCCTTTCCTAAATTACAATATCCTTTGGTTCATTCGGATTCGTTAAATCCTTTCCCTCGTTATCCCTGAAGAATCTTTCAAGCTCTGACTTTCTTATTCTTGTATGAGGGATTTTAAGCACCCTTATCTGATTTGCGTTGATAAGTGTATAAACATACTGTTTAGAAGCTCGCATGATTGTTGCCACTTCCTCCACTGTATACACCATATCCTCCGGCTCTCTCTTTATTGTTGCTATCTTCATAAGCCTGCTCCTTTCCTTAATCTATTTCCTCTTAGGTTCATGGCATAATACCAATATTGTTATGCAGATAATTGCTGTTATCGCTACTGCTGTATAATTCACGCTCTCACCTCCTTGTATGTTACTTGCTTAATTCTGTTACATCTCCTATACTTTAATTACAGGCTATTGCCGTAGCCGAGTAATTTTGGAAGGAGTATAATCGTATGGAAAGACAACCTATTTCATCAAGCAGAATAAGTTCCGTTGGTTGGGAAAATAACATAATGGAAGTTGGTTTTCCAAATGGAAGCGTATATCAGTATTATGATGTTAGTAATTCTGAATACATTGCATTCTTAAATTCGCCCTCCCGCGGCTCTGCTCTATCAGTACTTGATAAAACTCATAGATATAAAAAAATACGTTAATGTTTTATCTTGTTGGTACTGAAAGCAACGTCTCCGTAACTACCACCCTATTGCTAGTAATTACAACTACTGCATGTGGATGGTAGTTAGTCTTTAAATATTCAACAATAGGTCCAGCCAGTGTCTCTAATTCAGTAACATCATTAAAACTTTCTGTTTTCACGCTCTCACCTCCTTGTATATTACTTGCTTGAATCACCTTGCCTAATTCTGTCATAGCTCATATACTTTATTTAAAACGCTTACAGGAGGATACATTATGCCAACACCATTCAACGAATTAGAACTATCAATATATGAACATCTTTTACTCATACGCATAAAGTTCACAGGTGTTTATAAGGAAACTGTTCGCAAAAAGCAAAGATACCAATTTCTTTGTAAATTCAGTCTTGTAGATAACTCACCTAAAAACTTCAAAAAATACGTCATTAGCGACAAAGGGAATATGTATCTACGTTACAAACGCCGTAGTTCTTTTCGTTTCTGGATACCTGTAATCATTTCTTTACTTGCCTTGTTAAGCAGTTATGATGTGTACACTAATCCTTTTATTCAGAAAGTATTACAATCACTAGCACAGCTATTGAAAAATATATTGGGAAGTTAGGATGCCTCTCTCTGAATGGTATCCTTATAACTTCATAATGCTTAATGCCAGATACTTTCATTTTCTTTATAGCTGATACTGCCTGCATAAATGTCTTGGCTTTCTCTTCTATGAATGGTTCATAGCAACGGATAATGTACTTATATGTCTTCTTCGCAATCGCTCTCACCTCCTTGTATGTTACTTGTTTGAAATAGTTACCTTTTTTGACTTAAATATTCTGTCGTAACATTCTTTACATACACCCGAACGCCATCCAAAAAATACTTCAGCCTTGTTTCTGCAACCTATAACAAGGCAGCGTTTCCGTATTATTTTATAAAGCTCTCCTCCTGCTTCATCATATAAACCCAATTCTTTTCTTAAGATGTATTTACTTATTTGAATAGCTATACCAATTAAAACAAGTATTATTGATACATATACTATTGCTGTTACCACATAAATGTCTCCTTGTTATACTACTTTCTTAAAATATCTTGCCTAATTCTGTTACAGCTCCTATACTTCAATTACAGGCTATTGCCGTAGCCGAGTAATCATGAAAGGAGATTTAATATGGATTCCATTTTTACTGTATCAGGCAAAAAATGTCCTATATGTGGAAATTTTTCTGTTTATAATGCACCTATTTCAGATAATGCTGACGTTCTTTTTATAGGAAGTATGAACACCAAAACCCACGAAATATTTCCAGATAAAGGTATAATTTGCAATGCTACTCTTTGCCAAAGCTGTGGAAACATACAACTGCAAGCAATAAAAAAATAATTATTGTGATTATTTTCAATGACTGGATTGCTTTACAAGGAGCTATCCAGCCTCTTGTTATAAGATTTTCTTTAGTGCCTGTTTCTTTTAAAACCTCACTAACAATGTTGTCTGCCAGCTTGTCTATTAATTCATCTGTATTCTCTCTCACGCTCTCACCTCCTTGTATGTTACTTGGAATAGTTGTCATTCTGAAAACTTATAAGGTAAAAAAATATTAGCAACAGGAATGTGACATAATTCACAAAACAAATGTAATTGTGCCTTGCTTATTTGCGTTTTTCCATTTTCCAGATTTGCCAGTGTCATTCTTGATATTTCCATTTCTTCTGCAAGCTGTGCCTGCGTCTTTCGTGCATTTACTCTAGCTGCTGCCAGTGATATTTTAATTGGTTCTGCTACTTTTTCCAACATTCATATCCTCCTTTCACGATTATATTACTCCCCTTTTTGAAAACTGTCAATACATTTTGAAAACTTTTTTTGCTTTTTGCTTGCTTTAAGTTTCCTTTTTGATATAATGAAGTCATAGGAAGGAGTGATACCGATGGGAACAAATAAATTTGCTGAAATGCTTAAATACTATTTAATGATGAATAATAAAACTCAATCTGACCTAGTTAATGACCTTGGTTTTGATAAATCGACTGTATCTAACTGGTGTGCTGGGAATAGAGTTCCTAAGATAGATGTTATTATTGATATTGCAAAATATCTTCATGTTAATGTTGGCGATTTAATAGAAGACAATAGAAATGAGGAAACCTACTACCTTAATGATGATGCCAGAGAAATGGCACAATTCATGTATGAGAACCCTGACTATAAAGTATTGTTTGATGCATCACGCAAGGTTAAAAAAGAAGATATTGAGTTTGTTAAGGAGATGATTGACAGGTTGTCAAACAGAAACGATTAAAAAGGGGATGAATTAATGGATACTACAGTTGTATATGCTGATATGCCTGTAACCATAAAAGCTTATACCGTGCATTGTAACGACGGTACTTTTACAATAGTGCTGAATTCTCGGCACTGCTTGGAGCAATTAACAAAAGCATATAATCACGAGTTACAACATATTAAAAATGGAGATTACGACAAAGCTGACAAGAACGTTGAACTCGTTGAAATATTTGCACATAGAGAAGAATAGAGGGATATTAAATGTTAATTAGCAAATCTGATTTAAAATCATTAAAAAAACAATACAACTTCTTAATGCATAATAAATTTTATATTTCTATTCGTTATGTACATGGAATACCAAATCAAAAAATATCTACATGTGTTGTTGGATTATTCGAGGCTGGATTGTTTCTTGATTTTTTTCTTGGCAAAAAATACATATATAATATAAAAGATATTTCTAATGTTTTTTATTCAACATATTATATAGTTATTGAGTTTACAGATAACTCGTTTTGGACATTAGTAGGTAATGCAAAACAAGTTACTAAAATATATTCTATATTAACTACAGAATATAATATTTCTTCAACAAGTAAAAATATTACAGATTATTTACCTGATATTATACCTGGCAATTCTGCATCTGAAACATTAGAATATAATGAAATATCTGCATTAACAGATAACGAAAATAAAATAGAAACACCTGATAAAACTGTGTGTGAACTTCCTGTTCAGATAAATGATATTCATGAAACTGATATTAATACTGCTGCCCAGGACAAACATATTGAGAATAAGGATGAACATATTAATTTTCCTGATTGGTATATCTCTGTATCTTTTGGAAAATCTTCCTCCAGTAATTATATGAAAGCTGTTATGCTTGCACAACAAGCTCCTCAATATCATACTCAAACTGACAATGGCGTTATCCTGCATCAAGCCATATATTCCAGCAAACCTAATGAATATCTTTCCTTTATTAGTCTATATGAGCTTGTTGCAAACTGGAAATCATCTTTTGTAATAATCAATGGTAAAATTATTGATAGAAAAATTGTAGGCCAATTAAATTACTGTTATGGTGATAAATGCAGAAGTGGAAATCCTAATTTCTGTTATGGAGCAAGCTATATGACAGAAAATCCCTTTGGCTGTCACAGACTTCAAGTAAGTGCTGCTAATAATCCTTGGTGGTCATTTTATAGACTAATAGGAAATACATATATTCTTAATCAAGAAGAACTTAAAAAACGAATCGACTCTTATGCCTCTATATATTGCATATGTCCTTGTTTTAATTACAAAAAAATTATTCAGGCATATAATTCTTTACCTGTTAAGTTATCACAAAAGAAATATGCTAAATTGTGGGCTGAGGGATTTGGACTTAAAATGTAGCTGTATTATCGGCTTTGAACCAATGTTTTATATGTTGCAGATTTGTGATTGTCCCACACACTTATTTAATTTGACTTTATAATATATAAATGGTAAGATAAATCCAACAGAAATGGTCGTTGTTAAATGACTGGCAAAAATCCCTCTTACCATTTATATGGACAGAGGGATTTTTCTTTTAATTTTACAATATTTATATAAATAAAAGCTCCTGTGCCACAAACACAAGAGCCTTTACCACGATACTTACATAAGCTGTGCTTAATATATAATACCGCCCTAGACAAGCCATATTATATCATTCATAACACCGCTTTTGCAAGTAGGTGTTATTTTTGTACCCATTTTTACTGTTGCACCAGTGCAACTTCCCCAAAAACAGAAAGGAATGATTAATATGAAAAAGAAAATATCTAAGGTCCTTACATATAAGCGTGGCAATCTATGGGCCTATCGTTTCGAATCTGCCCCTGTAGATAGCAAAAGGAAGTGGATTACCAAGAGCGGATTTAAGAACCAATCTGAGGCATATGAGGCCGGTATGGTCGCATACACACAATATAAACAGACTGGCAAGAGCTTCACTCCATCTAATATCTCTGTATCTGATTACATGGATTACTGGATTGATAATTATTGCAAGGTCAATCTTAAAGCTAATACGGCATCAACTTACAAAAAGAAAATTGATTTATATATAAAGCCGGCTATTGGTTCATATTATCTTAAAGACATAGAGCCAAGTATTCTCCAGGAGCTTATAAATAATCTTTTTAATACCGGAATGTCGCGAAACTCTCTCGGCAATGTTAAGGGCATTCTTACCAAGTCATTTGCCTACGCAAAGACTACTGCAAGATTTATTAATGATGACCCTTCTGCAACTATTTCTCTTCCGCTTCCAAGAGCAAAGGCAGAGGTTAAAACCAAAAAGAAAGTAAGAGTCGTATGGACTAATGAACAGCTTGATACTGTCTTTAAAACATTTGCACAAGGACATATATATCATATGCCACTTCTTCTCGCTTATAGGTGCGGCATGCGTCTGGGTGAGATATTTGGTCTTATGTGGGATGATATAGACTTTGATAATGGAATATTAAGCATTAACAGACAGGTACAGAATCATGATGATAAATGGTATCTGGAAAACCCTAAATATGATTCATTTCGTACCATAGAACTTGATGATACAACGCTTTCAGAACTTAAAAGGATGTACGAACATGAAAAGGAATGTGAACAGTACTATAATGAATATTACAATTATATCTACTGTGAGACACTTGAAGATGACTCTAAGAGACTTACTTATGAGCCGGCTGGCGAATCAATGCATATGGTGCTTGTAAGAGATGATGGCTCATGGATTCAGCCAAGAACCATGATGCACTGTTTTAATGTTATTCATCACAAGCTTGGCTTCACTGAGCTTGATTTCCATTCTCTCAGGCATACACACGCTTCTAATTTACTTGCCAAGGGAGCTGATGTTAAATATGTACAAGAGCGTCTGGGACATAAAAATGTAGCAACCACTCTTGATATATACGCCCATGTCACAGAAACCATGCGTGAGCGCAACAAGGACATATTAAATACACTATAA